GCGGTCAGGTCGTGGATCTCGCGGATGGTTCATTTATCCAACCCTTCGCAGAATTCAGCCTGAATTGATTAATAAGTGGGAAGAAAGTTTTAATCGCATCATTAAGGAATGGGTCTAATGGCAACCGGTAATAGAACTTTAAAGTTATCAATCCTTGCAGATGTCGATGATCTAAAAAAGAAATTAGGCGAAGCCGACAAGGCTGTCGAAACTAACTCAAGTCGAATTGCAGATTTTGGAAAGAAGGCTGCTGCTGCATTTGCCGTAGCTGCTGCTGCTGCCGTTGCCTATGCTAGCAAATTAGCCATTGATGGGGTCAAGAGTGCGATAGAGGATGAGCAGGCACAGTTAAGGTTAGCCAATGCTCTAAGACAAGCCACAGGGGCAACAGATGCCCAAATAGCGGCAACTGAGGACATGATCCTTAAGACTAGCCTTGCAACTGGTGTTGCCGACGATCAATTAAGACCGGCATTACAGAGATTAGCAGTATCTACAAAAGATACAGGAGAAGCTCAAAAATTATTAACCCTTGCTTTAGATATTAGCGCAGCATCAGGTAAAGATTTAGAAACTGTTACAAATGCTTTAGGTAGAGCGCAAGATGGAAATGTCACTTCACTTGGTCGATTAGGTCTTGGCTTATCAAAAGCCGAATTGTCAACTCTTACATTTACTGAAGTTCAACAGAAACTTGCTGATCTTTATGGTGGCGCAGCAGCTACAAATGCGGAAACCTTTCAAGGAAAGATCGATCGCCTAAAAGTAGGATTTGATGAAGCTAAAGAATCACTTGGCACAGCATTACTTCCAACAGTTGAGCAGTTTATTACATTCTTAAATGAAACCGGCATCCCAAGCCTAAATGCTTTTATTGCAGGACTAACTGGAGCAGGTGGATTAAATCAAGGATTTACCGAAACTCAAAGAAATGCAGAATCTTTTGGTAGAGCAATTGGTGTTGTGGCTGGAATTATTTCAGGATTTATTACATTCTTGCGTGAGGCAATTGGCTTAGTCGTATCTTTAGCCAATGAATTGATTAGAGTTGTAAATATCATTCCGGGAGTTAATTTGGGTGCATTACCTAATCCAGCTCCTTCAGCAGGTAAATCATCATTACCTAAAGTTCCTAGTTCAACTGGCAACTTTGGTGGTGGTGGTATGGGTCAAATTAACAATATAACAATCAATGCCATAGATGGCGAAGGTGCTGCCAGAGCTGTTGCCAAGACCTTAAACGCTCAATCTGCTAGAAGTGTTAGCGCATTAAGAGATAGAGTAAATTAGCAATGACAGTCTTTACTCCAGACTGGAAGTTAACTGTCGGTGGGGTTGATTATACTGACATAGCCATTTCAGATGTTCAACACCAATCAGGTAGAACAGATATTTACCAACAGGCACTTCCTTCATATATGCAGATTTCTTTGGTTGCATTAAATAATCAAACCTTACCTTTTGACATAAATGACTCATTTGATTTACAAATAAAAGATTCAACTGGATCTTATGTAAGTTTATTTGGTGGCGACATAACAGATGTAACTGTTGAGGTAGGTACTACTGGAGCCACAGCGACAGTTATTCAATACACCCTTTTGGCTATGGGTTCATTAACGAGATTAACCAAAGAAATTTGGAATGACAACATTTCTCAGGATGAGGATGGCAACCAAATTTATGACATTCTTTCAAGTGTTTTATTAGGAACTTGGAACGATGTGCCATCAGCCTCAACTTGGGCAACATATAACGCAACTGAAACATGGGCAAATGCAGTCAATCTAGGACTTGGCGAAATAGATCAGCCTGGTCTTTACACCATGAGTTCCCAATCAAATGTTACTGACACGATTTACAATGTTATTTCAGATATTGCAACTTCAGCCTTTGGATATATTTATGAGGACAATACCGGAAACATAGGTTATGCAGATGCAGACCATAGGCAGAATTATCTGTTAGTCAATGGTTATGTTGAACTAGATGCTCGCCATGCGTTAGGTGCTGGCTTATCTACAATTATGCGATCAGCAGATGTCCGAAATGATATTTATATAAATTATGGCAATAATTACAATTCACAGGTTGATGCCACAGATGCAGCTTCAATTGCCTTATATGGCTACAAAGCCGAAACGATTAACTCTCGAGTTCATGGGGCGACCGATGCTCAAGATATTGCCGATCGATACATAGCCCAAAGAGCTTATCCAATCCCAGCATTCCAATCGATCACATTCCCAATCACTAGCCAAGAAATCGACAACGCGGATCGTGATGATCTACTAGCTGTATTTATGGGAATGCCAGTTCATATTCAAAACCTACCAAGCCAAATATCAGGTGGAGATTTTGAAGGTTATGTTGAGGGCTGGTCATGGAGCACTCGGTTCAATGAACTGTTTCTCACAATCAATGTTTCCCCAGTCGCATTTAGCCAAGTGGCGATGCGTTGGAATACAACCCCAGTCACAGAGGCTTGGAACACAATAGACCCAAGTTTGACTTGGGAATACGCTACAATAATCTCATAGGAATAGGACAAAATGGCAACCACTACTAATTATAGCTGGAGCACTCCAGATGATACCGCTCTAGTCAAAGATGGCGCAGCAGCAATTCGATCACTAGGAACTGCAATTGATAGCACAGTTTTCACAAATGCTGGAGCAGCAATTGCTAAAACTATTGTTGATGCTAAAGGCGACATCATTGCAGCCACAGCTGCCGATACAGTTGCTAGATTAGCCGTTGGAGCAAACGACACAGTTCTTACTGCCGATAGCACAACTGCAACAGGACTTAAATGGGCAACACCTGCAAGCGGTGGAATGACTTTAATTTCTACAACTACTTTAAGTAGTGCAAACACAACTATTTCCTCAATTCCTCAAACTTACAAGAATTTGCAAATAATTGTTTTTGGTATGACTGCCAACACAAGTGATCAAGGCTTTAACATTCAACCAAACGGAGTTTCAAATTTAGTTAATTATACCGCGCTTAGAAATTCTAATGGAACTACTACTACACCAGGCGCACAAGATGACAGGATTGGATTAACTCTAAATACAAACACACAAAGAACAAATGCAAACAATGCTTGGTCAATAAACATTTACAATTACGCTTCAACAACCTCATTTAAACCTTACGATTGCACTGGTTTTTGGGTAAATTCAACACCAGCAAATCAAGTACAAACTTCGGGTGGGGTATTTAGAAGCACCACCGCAATTTCTTCATTAGTTTTTGAATACTCGACAAACAGTTATACCGCTGGGACAGTCCTACTTTACGGAGTTCATTAAAATGACAAAAACAAAAAAACCAATAATTACAATTCATAATGCAACGACAAATGAAGTTATTGAAAGAGAAATGACTGATGCTGAGTTTGACCAATTTGAGGCAGACCAAGCGGCACAAGCAATTAAGCAAGCCGAAGCCGAAGCGAAGGCGCAAGCCAAAGCGGCAGCCGAAGGTAAACTTGTAGCGCTTGGTTTAACTACTGATGATTTAAGGGCTTTAGGTTTATAGCACAATCTTAAGGAAATGTGTCAAATGAAACCTTACCTATCTAAAGCTGCTGACACGCTTCGCGACCAAATTAATGAAACATGGTTGGATCGCGATAAGCGAAGCGATGGGTGGATTGGTGATTCTAAACATGCATTACGAACAACCAAATCGGATCACAACCCACGACCAGACGGAGAAGTTTGCGCAATCGATATTGACGCTGGCTTATCTAACGAGCAAGGGATTAGTTATGCTCTGGCAGATCAGCTTCGACTCACAGCAAAAAAAGATAAGCGTATATCTTACATAATCTTTAGCAAAAAAATCTGCTCAAGTAAATCATTATGGCGATGGGTCAAATATCGCGGCATCAACCCACATGATAAGCACATCCACATCTCTTTCAAACCAAATCAAAATGGCAAGAAGTTCGACATCCCACTACTGAAAGGCAATTAATGAAACTATCTAAAAAACACAAAGCAGCAATTAAGTCATATTTAAGAGCTGTTGCAGCTAGTGGAATAACAGTTGCTCTAGCAATAGTGGCTGACATTCATCCAGCTTATGCAACTATGCTTGGTGCAATTGTTGCGCCTATTGCAAAAGCGTTAGATCCAAAATCAGGGAGCGAAGCGGATTATGGAATCAATGCGTCATGACCGCAAACGAATGGGTTGGCATAGCCGTTGGCGTAAGCGCGGTATCAACAAGTTTATTACTGGGTCTGCGATGGGTTATTAAATCTTATTTACAAGAATTGAAGCCAAATTCTGGAAGTTCGATTAAGGATCAAATTACTCGACTTGAAGCGCGTGTTGATGATCTATTCGTCTTAATTAGTAAGCGATAATTTTGCTATGGCGAACACACGAAAACGCACACCACGCAAAAAGGTTAATCGTAGAGTAGTTCGCCACACTCCTGAACCATTATCAAAACTAGATCAATTCTATATTGCAAAACATGAAATGTTTAGAGCTGCACGCAAGGCTGGATTTAATGAGTCATGTGCGCTTTACCTAATGGATAATCCTGAATCAATGCCTGATTGGATCGTGGGCGATAAAGGAATAATTCCAACTATCCCAACTCCAGATGAGGATGACGATTAAGCGCATAGCGTTTGTGTCAGATCTTCAAGTGCCATTCTTCGATGAGAAGGCAACCAAGTCAGTCGGCCGTTTCTTGGCCAAATGGAAACCCCATCGCACTATTTGTATTGGCGATGAAATTGATTTACCACAACTTGGCGGTTTTAATGCTGGAACTATTGATGAGATGGTTGGCAATATCCATGAGGATCGATTACTGACCCAAGAGGTATTAACTTATCTTGGCGTTACAGATGTGCTTGGCTCAAATCATGGCATAAGACTTTACCGATCAATTAAAAAAAGACTACCAAGCTTCTTAAATT